AACCTACACCACACCGCTGGACTGGTGGCACTACGCAGAGAAGTTCGCCAGCGAACCGGCGCTCAACGCCGCGTTCATCACCGACAAAACACAGGAGACGCTCGCGCGATCGCTCGCAACAGACCCATCTGATCAATGGCAGGCACAAATCATCATGGACATCAACCACAACAGCGTCGTCGCACGCCTGTTACCGGCAAACCCAGCGCCGGGCCTGCTGAGATTCTAATGGGCTGGCTCGGCCACATCCTCAACAAAGCGAACCCGTTCAAGATCGTCGGAAATGTCATCGACGATCTGACGGGAACATCGGCCCAAAAAAAGGCCAATCAAACCAACATCCGCCTGGCGCAAGAAAACCGCGACTGGGAAGAACGGATGAGCAATACCGAGGTACAACGACGTGTCAACGACCTTAAAGCTGCCGGAATCAATCCCATGCTTGCCTATTCGGACAGCGCATCTACTCCAACAACATCTGCTGCTACGGTTGCGCCGGAGGGCGCTAACCGGATCGACAAGATCATGGCTCTTAACAGTGCCCGGAGCCTTACGCTCCAACGGGACCAAATACAAGCAGCTACTGACCAAATTCGAGCACAGACCGGCCTCACCAACGAACAAACACGGGGAGCCCGGATCAACAACGACATCAACGCCACTGAAGTTCCCTACAGTGCAGACAACGCTTATCAGCGCCACCAACAAACTGTCGATGCAACGACCAAACAACTACGCGAAATCGAACGAATCGCGCAACAAGTCGAACAGGGCCGCCCTGCAACCGATGCAGCCGGCAAAATCCAAGACCTCATCATAGAAGGCCAAGAACTGGCCAACCGGCAAGCAAGAGCCGGACTACCAGAAGCCGAAGCCAACGCGGCCTTCTGGCAAAAACTCGGCGCCGCAGGGCGCGCCGGAAACTGGAGCGCCAACGCGCTCCGAGACATCACAGGCCTCATCAAGTCATGGAGAAGCAAATGAACGCCAAAGAACGCAGCGACAAATACGCAACGACCAACACCGACCCGACAATGACAGACCAAAGCGGCGCCGGCGACACGGACATCAACCTTATTGTCAAACGGTACGGCGTATACGGAACCGCGCCAGGCAGCGCACACCCGCCAATGTACGGCGACTTTGCCGACATACCAACGGACCTCCGGGAAAAAATCGAACTCATACGATCGATCCCGGAACTCAGAAAAGGGCTACCACCAGAAATGGACGCCCTCACCCTCGCAGACCTCAACTTGCCCCCCGACCAACTTGCGGCCAAAATACCGCGACCGGCACCAACGCCGGCACCAACTGAGGCACCAACAACGTGAATATCTACTCGGTACGCGACAGACTCCTGGACTACTTCATGGACCCGATCTGCGCGCAAAACGACCACGCCATGAAAGACATGACCAGCAACCTGGTCAGCAACACGGAGAGCATGAATGCCATCGCACAAGCGCCACACCACTTCGAGCTCTGGAGAATCGCGACGGTCGACGACCAAGGACACATCAACGAAAGCCGACAGTTCCTCGCGGACTGTTCGGCCCTCGTTAGAGCTCGACGGTCGACCGCCGAACCCGCAGCTCGACCAACTGAAACGACAGCTCCACAACAAACGGGAAGCCCTCACAGCTCACAACCAGGGCACCATGCCCCGGAACAAGCTCCTAGCCATCCGATGGCGCCAAAGGGCTCAACGGCTCCAACGGGAGCTCACACTGCTTGAGGAAGCAGTAACTGAACTAAGCAACTAGTTCAGAACGGTGACCCCGGCCAGAAGGCCGGTGTCACCTGGACCATCTAGATCAAGTAGACGATGGTCCAAGAGGGCGGTAGATTCACTACCGCCCTTATCACATGTGGAGGCAATGACTGACATGCGCAGGAAAATATCCTACAAGCAACACGCGCGGAAACACAACCGCGCACGGAACCGGACGAGAGCTATCAACTCGCCGGCATTCGTGCTACGAGGCGGACGCAGGCTGTAATGCCCTGCGAAAATCCGATCCACGGATACAGGCCCACCAACGGTGGGCCTGTCTCGTTTAAACGCCCACAACACACAACGTACGAGGAGCTCAAGCTCCCCTGTGGGCACTGCATCCTCTGCAGACAAGAACACGCACGGCAATGGGCCGTGCGCATCACGCACGAAGCAACACTCTGGGAACTGAACTCATTCGTAACACTCACCTACGACGAAGAACATCTCCCGAAAGACGGCAACCTCAAATACTCAGACCTCCAGAAATTCTGGAAACGACTTCGAAAGGAAGTCGGAGAACTGCGTTACTACGCAGTAGGAGAATACGGCGGTAAAACCAACCGACCCCACTACCACGCGTGTATATTCGGACACGCGTTCGAAAAAAACAGAACAATCCTAGAAGAAACCCCCAACCTACTATGGACCTCGCCACTGCTCGCCCAATGTTGGGGGTTAGGACACGTCAGCGTAGGAGCGCTGAACTTCACAACCGCGATGTACACCGCAAGCTACATCACGAAAAATCTGGGATACGCGAAGCGATATATGCAGCTCGACCCGGAAACGGGAGAGCTAGAAGAAATGGTGCAACCAAAAGCGACCATGTCGCTACGACCAGCCATCGGCCGGGAGTGGCTTCAACAATACGGAGACCTCGTCTACGCCTTCGACGAAGTCATCGTCGATGGAAGAAAACAAAAGCCACCCAAGTACTACGACCGATGGCTGAAAGACCGATCAGAGATCGCTCTAGAAATGATAAAGCAAAGGAGAAAAGCCAACGTAAAACCTGAAACTCAAGAACAGACGCACGCACGCGCGGAAAACGCACGCGCGCGCGAAAGAATGAAGAAAAAGAAGGTTTAGCCGCCAACGGCCACAGGGGCCGCGGCTAAACCTAAGAACGGTTACCCACAAGTTGCCCACTAGAAGTGGACAACATGTGGATAACCAAAACCAAGGAAAGAAAGAAAGAGAGGAAAAGACAATGCTTCGCAACAAAACTGCAAGACAGAAGAACTTCGCGACTATCCCAGCACAACACATACAACGATCCAGGCTTCGCCTGAGACAGACGCGGAAACAAGCGTTCAACGCGTCAGACCTCGTTCCAATCATGTGTGAAGAAGTACTGCCAGGCGATACCTGGCAACACACAGAATCCATCATGGCGAGACTCGCCACACCCATCGCACCGGCAGTAGATGACATAGACCTCGAAACGTTCTACTTCTACACGCCGAACCGCATACTTAACGACAACTGGGAGGACTTCATCACGGGCAACAACACGGCACTCACCGTGCCGAAAATCATCCCCGTACAAACCTCCGGAGGAACGTTCGAAGTCATCACCGGCAGCGTCCTCGACCACTTCGGACTCCTGCCGCAAACACTACCGACCAACGCATTCCGATTCACCGCATTCCCGGTGCTCGCATACTTCGAAATCTACAACCAATGGTTTCGAGACGAGAACCTCCAAGCGGAATGGGTGTACTCGAAAACCTGGACCACAGCAGGGTCAGACCAAATCACCAACCCGACAGCATGGAACCAACAATGCCTACGGGCCAACAAACGACACGACTACTTCACGAGCTCGCTACCGTTCGCACAAAAGGGCAGCGCTGTCACCATGCCACTCGGCACCAGCGCTCCCGTCTACACAACAACCACAACAGGCTTCGCACCGACGATCTGGACGCCAGGCTCCGCCAACAGCAAAAGCCTCGACGCCTCCGGCGCACTCGTCACAGTGACAGCCAACACCGGAGCCTTCGGCTCCATCTTCGCAGACCTATCCGCAGCAACCGCTGCAACCATCAACTCACTGCGACTCGCAGTCACCACACAACAGCTACTCGAGCTCGACGCCCGCGGAGGATCACGCTATGTCGAAAATCTCCTCGCTCACTGGGGCGTCCGAGCGCCCGACTTCCGACTCCAAATCCCCGAGTACCTCGGAGGAAGCAAACTGCCTGTTAACGTCAATCCCATCGCACAAACGGCTACTGATACAACTGTCGATGGAAGTGCCACGGACAGCGCACTCGGTAACCTGGGTGCGGAAATGCATGCAAGCGGTACTAACCGCACTTTCACCTATGCTGCCACTGAACACGGATACATCATCGGACTGGCCGTGGTGCGAGCTACTCCAACGTACCAGCAAGGAACAAGA